TCCTCAAGAGCGACGTTAAGAACCGCGCCGCTTACAGCGCATATGCTCGCGGCACGCGTGCGTTTAACCAAGATACCTACACGGCGTTGGAATATGGATACGAAGAGGCCGTGGACGATACCGTCACCCTCGACGTCGCCCGCTTCTTCGACGCGGAAGTGATCGCGGCCAAGCTCGCCAAGCGCAAACTGCTCCTCGCGCACGAGCTTCGCGTCGCTGCGAAACTGTTCGACAGCGGCACGTTCACCGCGACCAACAGCGGCACCGCCTACACGACCGCCAATCTGGCGACGTTCGATGTCGGCGCTGACGTTCAAGAGGCTACCGACCGTCTTCTCGCGAAGGGCGAGAGCGTCACGAACCTGACCGCGATCATCCCATACCCAGTGTGGACCCGCATCCGCGCGAGCACGAAGTTCCAGAACCGCCTTCGCGGCGCTGGCATTTCGTCCGACACCATCCTCAACGCGAGCACGCAAGCCGCCGCCGAGGTGTTCGGTGTCAGCCAAGTGCTGATCGGTCGCGCGAGCTACGACACCGCCCCTGAAGGTGTCGCGTTCGCTGCCGGTAATGTCTGGGCCAATACGTTTATCTGGGTCGGCTCGGTCACGCAGGCTTCCGCCGGATTCTTCGGTGGTGGCGCTGGCTTCACCCTCAACTGGTCCGAGTATGGCCCAGCAATCGGCGTCTCGACCTATCGCGAAGAAGCGATCAAATCGAACATCGTGCGGGCGTCGCACTTTGTCGCCGAGAAGGTGGTCAATGCGAACGCGGGTCAGCTTATCACCACTCAGTATTCCTGATCTGAATACACCTGAGTTCACAGCCCCACGCCTCACCGCGTGGGGCTTTTTGTTTTGACGCTGCGGCGCGATTCGCCACACCGGAGGCAACACACAACATGACGATTTCCCTCTGCGTGATTGCCGGTAACGAGACCGCGCATATCAAGACCATGCTCGATTCGTTCGTCGGCATCATCGACGAACTCTCACTCGTCCGCGCCATCGGCTCGCAGGAACCGGACGACACCGAACAGCTCGCGCGGGACTGGTGCGAGCGCAACGCGGTCCCGATTGTCTTTTCGGACTACCGCAACGGGGTCACTGCGCAGGCGTGGCGGCACGTTGATTCGTTCGCGAGGGCTCGGAACCAAGCCTTCGCCCAAGGCACCGGCGATTGGCTTCTTTGGGCGGACTGCGACGACGTGCTGACCGATGCGACGGACCTGCGGGAAAGGCTCAAGGAGCTTACCGAGGACGTGCTCATGCTGCGATGCCCTTACGACGTGCGGGGCACCGGCAAGAAGTTGCAACGCGAGCGAATCATCCGCCGCGCAGCGTTCGCCTCGGGGCGCGTCTGGCACCACGACGTCCACGAAAACCTGCTGTTGCTCCCGAACGATCTTCACAACGAGTGGACGGTGCCGGTTTGGCGGCATCAGCCGGTCGCGATCAAGCAGAGCAACCGCAAGCGCAACCTCGCAATCCTCGGGCGAAGCGTCGCGGAGTCGGCGACTCAGTATTTTTACATCCATCAGGAACACTATTGCGCGGGCAACAAGACCGCCGCCGAGCAGTTCGGCCGCATCGCGCTTTCCTTCCCGAACCTCGACGACTCGTTTCGATACGAAGTGCAACTGAACCTTGCGCGGCTCGTCGCGTCACGGCGCGAGGCTTTGCAATTCGCGCTCGGTGCGCACGGGGTTTTCCCGTGGTGCCGCGAGGCCATCGCGTCGGTTATCATGCTGGCCTTCGAGCGCAACGACGGGCGCCGCGCGAGCTTCTGGGCTGAGCGGATGCTTGCGCTACCGGAGCCGAAGGAGAAGGAAAGGCCGTGGACGCACGAGGTGAAGTGGTATGGCTGGGCCGGTCTCGATCTCGCCGCGCGTTCCTACCGGCTCGCGGACCAGCCGAGAAAGGCGGACGGGCTCCAGTGGGCGTTCCACAAGCACGAAAAGCCCGCGATTCGGCTAACGCAGAAAACCCTCGGCGACTCGACGCGCTCGGTGTCATTTCGCGAGGCGTGGCTCGGGACGGCAGCGCAACCGGAAACCGTCGAGCACGTTTTCCTTGTGCGCCCCGACGACAAGGAGACGATGGCAATGTCGAAGCAGTTCATCCACGACGTAGGGCAACCGCGAGCCGTGGAGCGCGCGATGATCTCGGTTCACATCGAGGACGGCATGGTGCCGCCGCACGACTGGGACAAGCTCGTGCTGGCAAGCGGCGTGACGCTGATCGACGCCGAGAACATCAAAGAAATCCTCGTCACCAAGAAGCCGTGAGCACGCCGGCAATCATCGTTTGCACGGTCAACGGCGCGTGTCTCGACGTGATGAAGGCTTCGCTTAAAGCCTACGTTCCGTTCGAGGTAGAAAAGCACATTCACCTGAAGGTCGGCGCGAACTTTGGAGACGCCTACAACTTCGCCGCGCGCGAAGCGTTCAAGCAGCACGACGAGATTCTGATTTGCAACGATGACATCGTCTTCACGCCGACGACGTGGGCGGTGCTCCTCGCGGATGTCTCGCATCTGCGCAAGGTCGTGCCGGATCTCGGCTACGTCGCGACACGCTCGGACTACGCGCGCGGCGAGCAGAACGTGCGCAGCGGGCGCGGGAAAATCGACTTCCTGCGCTACCAATCCGAGCGGCACATAGTCGAGACGCCGGTCATCGCGCCGATTTGCGCGTGGATTCACCGCGACGCGTGGGTTGATTTCCCGCCGATCAACTGGTTCTCGGACGACGTGCAATGCCTCGACATGAAGCGGCGGCATTTCATCTCGCGCGCCTACGTTCACCACGTCGGAAGCCAGACCTGCGGGCAGGACGCACAGCGGTGCTACGAGGACGCGGAGCCGTGGCTACTCGCGAACCGACCGGAGCTTCACGCACGGTTTTATTTTACAGGCGGCGCATAAGTATGGCAGCCGTGCGAGACTTCGACCCGACCCAAATCAACTCCGACTTCTCGGCGATTCTTGAGCAGGCGGGCGTCGCGTTCACTTATCAGGGCGTGAGCGTCACCGGCATCTGGTCATCCTCGCGCGATGCGTTCTCAGAGTTTGAGGACCAGCGTCGAACCGACAGCAAGTTTACGGTGTTCCTGCTCACGTCGAGCGTCAGCGCCACGCCGCAAGTCACCCAGACGCTTTCTCGCGCGAGCATCACCTATTTCATCGAACGCGTGACCTTGGATGCCGAGGGCGCGGGCTGCGAAATCGAAGTCGCGAAGTCGATATGATCGACATCGAAACCAGTTTCTCGCGGCTAGAGTATCAGCTCGCTCGTCTCGCCGACGCGGCAAAGGTGGACCTTGGGCTTGTCATCAAGGAGGAGGCGAAATACGCGATTCAAGCCATCGTGAAATTCACGCCGCCCAAGAGCAAGCAGCAGGGCGCAAACGCGGTGCGCGCAGATTTCAGTAGGCTCGCCGAACCGTTGGTTTTTGAAGACCTTCAAGCGAAGGCAACCAAGGGCGGATTTTACAAGTCGATGGCACGATACGTCCGCAACCGTGACGTGGAGAAACTGCGCGCGCTTTTTCGCAATCCGAATCTGACGCACTATTACGGCAGGCCGTTGCTAGAAAACGAAGACGCGTTGCTTAAATACAAGAAGGACCAGCAGAGACTGTGGCGCAGGATAAAGGGCAAGCCGCGAGTTCTCGCGTTCGGTTCTGACTTCCGCCGAGTGAGAGCAATGATGGAGGACCGAGTGGGCTGGACCGTCAGCGGATGGAACTCGTCGGCAAAAGTAACCGGCGCGCGCTACAAGAAATTCAGCGACAAGCTCAAGGCGCAAGCCGGTGGCAACATTCGCTTTGGCTCGGTGCAATCCAGCTTCGGGCCGCAGCCGTTCATCAAGGCCACGGCGCACAACGTGAAGATTCCGAATTACCAGCGCATGATCGACGGCGCGATCCAATCTCGTGAGCGCACGACCTTAAAGAAGATCGCCGCTGTGCTCGCCAACCGCGCCGTCAATCTCGGCTTCACCCGCGTCGGCGGAGCAATGCCAATCAAAACAGCAGCCGCATGAGCACACGCACCAACATCCGCACCGCGACGGCGAACGCTCTCACTGGCGCGCTCGTCGTGCCTACCGCGAACATCCTTCGCGGGCGCAACAACACGATCGCAAGCATCTCGTTTCCCGCCGCTGCCGTTTACGCGGTCAGCGAGCAGATCGAGGTGCGCACGCTGGGGCCGAGCAACCGGACGCAATACCGGCAGTTGCAGCTCGTGGTCGATTACTTCATCGCGGAGAGCGGGACGTATTTGATCGACGACCTTTTCGACACCGGCAGCGCGGCAGTCGAGGCCGCAGTTCTCGCCGACGTTACACTCGGGGGCCAATGCCGCGATCTTCATTTGACGAGTGTCGACTATGTGATTGAGCCCGACGAGGACAGGCGCTTCGGCACGGCTCGGCATACTTTCAACTGCATCTATTTAACCACCGACTAACATGGCAAACCACCTCGGCCGCGAAGGCCTCGTCAAAATCTCCACCACTGCAATCGGCGAGCTGCGGAACTACTCGCTCAGCCACTCGTCAGACACCGTCGAAGATTCCGTGATCGGCGACACCTACCGCACGCGACTGGCAACCATGAAAACATGGAGCGCATCGGGCGATCTCTACTGGGACGAGACGAACGCGGGCCAGCTCCTGATTACCATCGGCAGCGTGGTCACGCTCAACCTCTATCCCGAGGGCGACACGGCTGGGGACATCTATTATGGAGGCTCGGCTATCGTCACGAAATTCGACATTTCCGCCAGCTTCGACGGCATCGTGGAAGGCTCCATTGCCTTCGAGGGCAACGGCGCTCTCAGCACGCTGACGGCCATCTAATTTCTCAGCAGCAAAACACACAACACATGGAAGCAATCGACCTCGTCAGAGAACACTTCGCCTCCCTCGGCACGCGCAAGATCGACGTGCCCGAGTGGAAGCTCGTCGTCCACGCATCGCCGGTCACGCTCGGCGAAAAAAACCGGCTCTATCGCCGCAGCAAAGAGAACGACATGGAGCTGCTCGTGGACATCTTGATTATGAAGGCCACGGACGAGCACGGCGCGAAGCTGTTCACGATCGAGCACAAGCCGACGCTCTTGAACAAGGCCGACAGCAACGTCGTCGGACGGATCGCCAACGCCATTCTGGCCGAAAACGGGCCGAGGCCTGACGACTTAAAAAACTGATTCACGGCGGAGAAGCTGCCGACTTCCTCGCCGTGTATGCTCTCGCGGACCGTCTCGGCAAATTCGCAAGCGAAGTGCTCGCTATGCCAGCGCAGGAATTGAACGGCTGGCTCGTTTACATAGAGCACCAAAACCGGAAATTAAAGCATCATGGCTGAAGCATCATTTACACTCAAAGCGGTCGATGCGACGAAGGCGGCGTTTGCAAGCGTGCAGAACTCGCTCGCGAAGTTGCAAAAAGGTTCTGAGGCGGCGGCTGGCTTCATGAAAAAAGCCTTCGACCCGCGCGCGCTTGGCGCTGGGTTTGCGGCGGCGCTAGGGTTTTCACTCACTAGCGTTCTCGATAAAGCAATCGAATCCATTGCTAAATTCATGACGCAGTTTGAGGAGATAAAAAAGATCATGAAGGAATCTGCGCTTGAGGTTGCGGAAATCTACGCGCGCGCTGCGTTCGACGCTATGTCGCCGCAAAAACAACTTGTTGAACTTGAAAAACAGCGGCTTGAAATTGCGCAACAACTAGCGGTATTGCGTCCGAAGGTCGCCGATAAAGTAACAACTCAAACAACGATCGACCCTAGTTTTAAAGTAACGACAAAAACACTCAGGACGCCACAAGGGACAATCGAACAGGCCGCAGAAGTAAAAAAGCTCTCCGCCGCTTACGCCGCGCTTGAAGTTGCTAAATTTAAAATAGAGCAAGGAATCGACCTAACTAACACGAACGAAAGAGTAAAGGGGAACGCCGAGGAAAACCAAAGGGCGATGGAGCAAGTTGCTCAAGCAGGCGACAGAACCTCCCGCTTATCAGCGGCAAACGCTGACGCACAAAATCGCAGCAATCAAAGCATCGAAGAATACCACGCGTTGATTAAATCACTGCGTAGCCCGATGGAAATCTACATGGAGGAACTCGATCGCATCACTTTGTTTGAAGAGAAACACGGCATGAGCGTGGATGATGCAGCGAAAGCGGTGGGAATAGCGGCGGCAGCATACTCCTCCGCTATTGGCCCAATTGAAGACATGACTTCTCGCCTTAGCGCCGCGAACGAAGAAGCAAAAAAAACGCTTCCTGCAATGTCCCAGCTCGCGCAAATAAGCGAAGACGCTGGCGCGATGATCGCCCAAGGCTTCGAGGATGCAATTCTAAGCGGGCAAAAACTCGGCGAGGTCGTGCGCGCTCTCGGGCAAGATTTGCTCCGCCTCGTCTTCCGCCAGCAAATTACCGCACCGCTTGCCAAGGGAATCGGTGACGCACTATTCGCTGGCTTCCGCGCCGAAGGCGGACCCGTCGGCGCAGGCGGTGCCTACGTCGTCGGGGAAGAAGGTCCAGAGCTATTCGTTCCCAGCTCCTCGGGCAGCATCGTGCCGAACGGCGCCATGGGCAGCAGCGGCGGGGGCTCGGGCGGCGTCACGGTCAACTACAACATCGCCGCCGGCGTCTCGCGCGCCGAGCTGGTGCCAATCCTTGAACAAGAGCGCAAGCGGCTCAAGGCCGAGATTCCTGACATGGTGCGGCGCGGGGGAAGCTATCGCAGTGCGTTTGCTTGAGTTTCTAGACGCTTATGGCCATCACCTATCCTCTCACCCCTCCCGCCGCCATTCGCATCGCCTCCTTGCGTTTCTCGGCCATCAGCGCGGTCGCCCGCAACATCTCGCCGTTCACGTTTTCCAGCCAATCCTACAACTGGACCGGCACGATGCTCAGCGGCGATGTCGAGTGCCCTCCGATGAACCGCGCCGACGCCGAGGAACTCATCGGCTTTCTGATTATGGCTGCGCGCGGCACGTTCTACTTCCGCGACTACGCGAACGGGACGCAGCGGGGCAATATGTCGAGCAACCCCCAGCTCGACGGGGCGCACGTCGCGAATACCACGACGATCACGATTGACGGCGGAAGCGGCTCGTGGGCCGTTGGCGATTACATCCAGCTAGGGACGGGCAGCAGCTCGAAGCTGCACAAGATCACTAAGGTGAACACGGCGACCTCTTACGAAATCTTCCCGCTACTGCGCACCAACTACGCTGACGATGCCGCGATCGTTTACAGCAACGCCGTTGGTGTCTTCCGCCTCGGGACCACGACGTGCGATTGGTCAATCGACACGGCGAAAAAGTATGGGCTGAACTTCTCGATCTTCGAGGCGATCAACACATGAGCCGCACAATTCCCGCTCCTCTCCTCGCCTCGACGACGGCGGCGCAACTCAACCCGTTCTTCGCTACGTCGCTGGATTTCGATGACGGCTCGGTGCGCTACTGGACTGGCTACGGCACGATCACAATCGGAGCCGTCACCTATGCGGGCCTCGGTGCGTTCTCCTCAATCTCGACCATCGAGGAAACGGAAGACCTGTCGGCGCGTGGGCTGAGTATTGACCTGACCGGAGTGCCCAACGATCTCGTTGCGGCCGCTCTCGATGAAGATTACCAAGGGCGGACGGCGGCGGTGAGATTCGGCACGCTGAACGCGGACACGGGCGCGGTCATCGACTCGATCACAGTCTTCAGCGGGCGCATGGATACGATGGTGATTTCCAACGATGGGAAATCAGCAACCATCGGCATCCAAATCGAAAGCAAGCTCGTCGATTTCCAGCGCACGCGTGAAAGTCGCTACACGCACGAGGAGCAGCTTCGCAGATACCCAGCCGACACAGGGCTCGAATACGTCGCAGGATTGCAGGACAAGGTGATTTACTGGGGCAACGCTAACGCGACCGCGTTCCGCACGGGCGGAAGAGATGAACCCTTAAACGAAGAACCATAATGTTTGAAGCGTTCGTATTGTTCGCAAAATTCGTCGGAACTCTCCTGCTAGAAGCTGGAGTTTCGACCGCAATCGTAAATGTAGTTGTCGCAGCGATACCCTACATCGTCACCATTGGGCTGAGCATGGCCGCATCGCGCCTCCTCGCGCCAAAGATGCCGTCAATGGGCGATCTCAACGACCGAGGAATCATGACGCGCAGCCCGACGTCACCGCGCCAAATAATTTACGGGCAAGCGAAGGTGTCGGGCACCGTCGTCTTCCTCGCGACGAGCGGAGCGAAAAACGAGTATCTGCATCTGGTCGTGACTCTGGCCGGTCACGAGGTGCAGGAAATCGGCGACGTGTATTTCAACGAAGACCGCGTGATGGAAGGAGGCGCATTGACTGGCTACGCGACAGGGAAATACCAAGCGACGGCAAGCTACACCGGCTCGCTCATCCACAAGTATCTTGGAACGACGACGCAGACGGTGGATGAAACGCTGGAGGATGATTTTCCAGTGGCATGGGACTCAAGCCATCGGCTGCAAGGCATCGCCTACATCTATTGCAAGCTCACTTTCTCCAACGAGATTTTCGTCGGCGGCATCCCAAACATTTCGTGCATCGTTAAGGGCAAGAAGGTCGAGGACCCGCGCGAGACGATCACCACTCCGCCGACCCTCGTTTATTCCGCGAACCCTGCGCTCTGTTTGCGCGACTACCTGCTCGACGCCGATCTCGGCATGGGCATGGACAGAAGCGAGATTGACGACGCCTCGGTGATCGTGGCCGCCGACGTCTGCGACGAGCAAGTCCAGATCAAGCCGAGCAGTCCAGCGACCTACGAGAACCGCTACGAGTGCAACGGGCAGGCCGTCACGTCCTCGACGCCTGACTCGATCATCGGGCAGATCCTCTCCTCGATGGGCGGGACGATCGCTTACAGCGGGGGGCAAGTCGTGGTCTATGCGGCAGCGTATCGCGCGCCCGCGATCACGCTGGACGAGACGCACATGGCTGGCGGCTTCACGGTCTCGACTCGCCTGAGCGCGCGCGACCGCGTGAACGCAGTCAAGGGCACGTTCATCTCCTCCGAGAATCAGTGGGCCGCAGCGGACTTCCCGCAGATCACGAGCGCAACCTACTTGGCGGCGGACGACGGCGTTTATCACTGGCGCGACGTCATCCTTCCGTTCACGACGAGCAGCAGCGCGGCGCAGCGCATCGCACGCATCAACCTGCGGCAAGCTCGCGAGGAAATTATCTTCACGGCGAAGTTCAATCTGACCGCGATGCAGCTCCGCGCGGGCGACACGGTGAACCTCACGAACGCAAACCTCGGCTTCTCATCGAAGGTGTTCGAGGTCATCGCGTGGTCGCTGTCGAGCGACGGCACGCCGCCGACTCCTGTAATTGAACTGCAACTACGCGAGACCGCTGCGAGCGTTTACGACTGGGACGTGGCGGACGAGGTCGCGGTCGAGAGCGCACCGAACACGACGCTGCCAAATCCGTTCTCGATCGACCCGCCGACGAATCTCACGCTCACCGCAGACGGAACGACGCAGTTCATCCAAGCGGACGGCACGGTGGTGCCGCGCATCAAAGTGGCGTGGAGCGCGCCGACCGAGCAGTTCGTGACGAGCGGGGGAAAGACCGTCATCGAATACAAGGAGGGAACGGCGACGACATATCTGGTGTGGTCAACGGTGGACGGCGACCAGACGCTGGACTTCATTTCGAGCGACGTGCGAATCGGGACGGCCTACAACGTGCGGCTCTACGCGCAGAGCTTTTTCAACACGTCATCGACCTACACGGAGGTATCCACCGCCACGCCGGTCAAGGACACCACCGCGCCGGTAACGCCCACCGGACTCGCCGCCGTAGTCGGCACGGGCCGCGCGGTCTCCCTCGACTGGAACGACAACACCGAGCCCGACTTTTCGGAATACGGCATTTACCGCAGGACGACCGCAGTCACACCAGCAAACGCGAACACGAGCAAAATCGCCGAGGTGCGCGCGTCGCGCTTCGTGGACACGGACGTGGACATCGGCACGACGTATTACTACTGGCTGAACGCTTACGACAGCGTGGAAAACGTGTCGGGGTTTGCGCCCTACGTTGAGGCCACGCCGGTCGTGATTACGGCTGGGCCGATCGACTCGACGCCGCCGAGCACGCCCAGCGCGCCAATCTTTGTTTCGGACTCGACTTATCCTTCCAGCGACGGCGGGACATTCGCGAAGATCACCATCACCGCTCCCGCGCTCCCCACGGGCGCGCGCGTCAATCAAGTGCTTTACAGGGTCAGCGGTTCAACTGAATTCCTGATTGCTTGCGAATTAACAGCAGCAGGAAACGCGACCATCGACGATCTCACGGTCGGAGCGGCATACGTTTTCGCAATTCGCGCCGTGTCGTTCAGCAACGTGCGCAGCACGGTCTCTTCTACGTTGTCGAGGACCGCGCCGAGCAACACGACGGCGCCGGCGGTCCCGACATCAGGCGCAATCTCGGCGGCGTGTCCGGCAAAACGATACGACGCGACGAGCTTTTTCTACGGGGCGCGCATTACATGGGCTCCGGTTACTGACAAGGATTTGGCTTACTACGAACTGAAATCAACTCTGACTGATTCTGACGCCGCCACGAATTACACTTGGAGCGTTTCGACCACGAGCTTCCCTGATGCTTCCACGACTGCAAAGCTCCTT